CAAGATTGGTACATAACTTATGTGTACGATATTAAAGTTATAAATAGTCAACAAGAACGTTCAGCATATGTTGAATGCGATTATGTGTTATAACCTTTAATTTTAATAAAATTTAACTATAATTAAAGAAAAAAATATATTATGTCAAATAAAAGTTCAACATTATTTCAAAGACTAGGACAAGTTGTAAGTCCAGAAGGTATTAAACCTAAAAAACAACAGTCTCAAAGATATAACATAGGTAATAATGAATTACTTAAAACAAATAATAAACAAGAGTACGATACAGCTAAATTACAAGCACAACAAAATAAATATTTAGGTCAAACATGGAAAAAAGTAGAAAGTGGTTTATTCCAACAATCTATTAACTATGAAACGACTAGAATTGGTTCTTATGCCGATTTTGAATCTATGGAATTTTATCCTATTATAGCCGCTGCTTTAGATGTTATGATGGAAGAATCAACTACAGTTAATGATAGTGGTAGAATGATTAACATTTATTCTGATAGTAAACGTGTTAAAACTATATTGGAAGATTTATTCTTCAATAGATTGGATTTACATACATCTTTACCTATGTGGACTAGGAATACGTGTAAATACGGTGATAACTTTTTATACTTAAATATAGACGAATCACAAGGTGTATTAGGTGGTAAACAAATGCCTAATTATGAGATGGAACGTAGAGAATCTGGATTATTTGATATGATTTCTGGTCAAGGAAATACTGAAAATGAAGATAAAGATTCTGGTGGTGATAAAGTTAAGTTCTTTTGGAGAGGACGTGATATTGTATTTAATTCATGGCAAATAGCTCATTTCCGTTTATTAGGTGATGATAGACGTTTACCTTACGGTACATCCGTATTAGAGAAAGCTAGACGTATTTGGAAACAACTTATTTTATCTGAGGATTCAATGCTTGTATATCGTGTTACTAGAGCACCAGAGAGACGTGTATATAAAATTTATGTTGGTAATATTGATGATGCAGATGTTGAACAGTATGTTAATACTATTGCTGATAGATTTAAACGTATGCCAATTACTGACCCAGAAACTGGTCAAATTGATTTGCGTTATAACCAATTATCGAATGACCAAGATTTTTTCATTCCAGTTAGAACTGAAGATGCCCCTAACCCTATCGATACATTACCTGGTGCTCAAAACTTGGACCAAATTGCTGATATTGAATATTTAAGAAGTAATTTATTTACAGCGTTGCGTGTACCTAAACCTTTCTTAGGTTTTGATGAGACATCTGGTGACGGTAAAAATTTAGCAATACAAGATGTTCGTTTTTCTAGAACAATAAATAGAATACAACAATCTATGTTACAAGAACTTAACAAGATTGCTATTATACATTTATATATTTTAGGGTTTGAGGATGATTTAGATAATTTCACACTTACACTAAATAATCCATCAACACAAGCTGAAATGCTTAAAATTGAAAACTTACAACTTAAAGTTTCATTACTTAAAGATGCAACATCTGATATTGGAACTGGATTTGGTGCTATGTCATGGACTCGTGCTCATAGAGAAATACTAGGTTGGTCTGATGATGAAATTAAACAAGATTTACTTGAACAAAGAATGGAGAAAGCTGCTGCTGCTGAATTACTTAATACAGCTAATGTAATTAAACATACTGGTATGTTTGATAAAGTTGATAGAATTTACGGTGATTACCAAGCTGCTTTAGAAGGTGGTGTTGGTGCTGGTGGTGAAGAAGGTGCTGAAGGTGGAGAAGCTGGTGGTGGTGGATTCGGTGGAGGTTTCGGTGGCGGTGGTGCTGGCGGTGAAGACCTAGATTTCGGTGATGATGAAGATGGGGTTGCTGATGAAGGAGCTGATGAAGGAGCTGATGAAGTAGCTGATGAAGGAGCTGTAGAACCAGAAGTGGCTGGTGAAGCATTGTCTGAAAACATTAAAAGAGTTGATAAACTATTAACTGATAGAAAAAAGAATTTAACAACTAAACTAAATAAACGAACTAAAAAATACGAAAATAAATTTGTTGATATACTAATTGAGGGTGTGAAACCGACCAATAAAGATAAAGGTGAAAAGACTAAAGTTTATAATAAAAACATTAAAATTAATAATGATATCGATAATATGATTGATGATATTGATAAAATGTTAGAGTAAATGGTATTTTTAAAAAAATAAAGATATTTATAATAAAAGGTAGAATATGTCTAAAGAAATAAAAATAACTAATATTCCAGTTGCCAATTTTGGTGAAATAAAAGATGTTTATAATAACATACTTGCTGAGAACATTGGTACTAAGGATGAGGGTACTAAGAAACTATTCAAATCATATGTTAAGATGATTAGTGAAAATGAGATTCTTAGAACACAATTCTTAATCTATAATAGTATAGAGAATATGGTTGAGACTGATAGTTTTAAGGCCATTCAATATATTCAAGAATCAATTGATTTGATGAGTAAGTTTTCAAAGAAAGATATTGATGTAGCTAATTTAACATTAATGAATCAAATTAGTTTTGAAAAACAGAACATTAATGAGGATAAAAAAAGTTTATATGAGAATATACATTCTCTTATTATGACTAATAAGAAATCTGATACAATATCAATAATAGTTGAAGCAAGACATAGTATATTGGAATATTTAAAAGGTAATACTGTTAAAGTAATATCTGAATCAATAGAGTTACCTAATAGTATGTTAAGTAGCATAATGATTGAAAAATATAACGAAAAATATTCTACCTTAACCGAATCTGAAAAAGAATTAGTTAAAGTTTTAATGGATGAAGATGAGACTAAAAGATTAGAGGTTTATACTAATACTCTAAGAGAGTGTATTGATTTGATAGATGTTAAACTTAAAGAGTCTGATACTAACACAAAGGAGAAACTATTGACTGTTAAGGATAGGTTATTAAACGATAAAAAAGATATAAAGGAAGATTTCATTAAAAATATATCTAAATTAGTTGAACTGAAAAGTTCATTATCTTAAAAATTATGGGAGAGATTAGTGAAAACGTAAAAAAATTAAAAGAACTAAGAGAAAAGTTGTGTCAGACACAACAAGAAGATAGTTCATATAAAGCTCTTTTAATAGAGTTAAAATGTATCGTTGATAACGGTAAAGGTGAGATTGATAGTGTTTCTGGTGAAAAAGGTAAATTAAATGTTACGAAAACATGTGTGTTAGAGTAATGAACTTATTAGGAAATGTAAAACTATAATATAAAATGGCAGATAAAGAAACTTGGGATGATTACAGTAAATTGGTTTTAAAAGAATTAGAACGTTTAAACGATAACTATGTGGATATGCGTAAGGATATGGATAGTCGTTTTACAGAACTAAATCAAAAACTGACTGAAGTTAAAAATTTTGAAACTAAAGTTCAAGAACATGACCTTTGGGTTGATAAGGTAAGTGAAATTTGGAGCCCAACGCAAATGAAGGAAGCTAAAGATGAATTATATAAACAAAAAAATAGATGGGTTGCTGCTATTGCAGTTATTTCATTTGTACAGATTGTTATAGGTATAGCGGTAGCTTTATGGGGTAAATTTTAAGGGTATTGACTGTACCAGGTATTTTTATTATATTTGTAATAAAAATATGAAAACTGGTAAAGAAATTAAAACTAATAAACACAAGAATTACAATATTATATTTGGTAGTGTAAATAATAAGAAACCTAAAGCAATATATATTAATGTATCAGCATGGGTTGAACCCACTGAGGATAATGGGTTTAATTACAATCATTCAATTAGGGATTTAAATAAAAAGATACGACAATCATTATTCGGGTATATAAATTCAGATTATGAGATTATGTTTAAGAACGATAAAACGATAGTTGATTTAGATATACGTGAGTCTGGAATAAAACTAGGTAAAAGAAGTTTTATGAATTGTGAGATAACTTTATTTCTAGACAGCGAAATACCATTAACATCTGAAGTAATGCTTGATAGGTTGGTTTTAATTTCAGATTCTTTAATAAAGACAGTATTTGATAGTAATAAAACATTTAATTTTCATAAGAAAAAAAAATAAAAAATAAATAATACAAATTAATAAAGGCCCGTTTGGGCCTTTTTTATTTTACGCATATATTTATAGCTATAATCATATAATATGGATAAAGATATAAAAATATTAAAGCGTGGAGAAAGTGGTTACGGCTACTTGATAGAACATGATGCTGGTTACATCTCTCCAGATGAGCCAAGAAATTTACCTTTCATCAACGAGATGAAAAAACTTGAAAGTGGTAAGTTGGTTATAGCAGAACCATTATTGGTGTATGTGGTATTACAGAAGTTTGGAATACTTAATCGAAATGGACGTATATATCCAGAGGCTGTTCTTAGGAACCAAGATAGACTTTATCAAGAGGCTATTATAGAGCGTAGAGCAGTAGGTGAGTTAGACCACCCAGAATCTTCTATTATCGCTGGTGATAGGATTTCACATAATATTGTTGAAACGTGGTGGGAAGGTCACACACTTATGGGTAAGATGGAAGTTATAATGAGTCCAGGTTTTGTTAACTTAGGGATTATATCTTGTAAAGGTGATGACGTTGCCAACTTATTAAGAAATAGAATAAAGATTGGTGTATCATCAAGAGGTGTTGGTTCACTTCAAGAAGGTAAAGATGGTCAGCAGATAGTTCAAGATGATTTTGAGATAATTTGTTGGGATGTAGTTACCGCACCATCTACACCAGATGCTTGGATTGGTAGAAACCATGAAGACTTAAAACCTTACGTAGAGAACGTAAACATAAAAAAACCATTACTTAATGAAAATCTTTTAGACGATTTAGATAAATTTTTATCTGATTAAGTTTTTATTTTACATTTTTTTACATAAAAAATGAATTTTAGGGAAATAATATATATTTATTACCAA